TTTGGTGCTTTCTCTTCAAATAAGTAACCTAGACCTATAGAGGTGTAATACTTGTGCTCTTTAGCAGTCTCTTCTGTTACTGTAATTGTACGTGAGTAGTTACCATGGTAAGTAGTCACTGTTGTCCCTAAAAATTCATTCTTTGTTTTCATATTCATCTAAAATTATAAAACTGTAATAAAATAATACCCATAACCCTGCTGCTTTACTAGCCCACTCATACTCTAATCGAAATAAAGCATAACCAGTAAACATTCCACAGAATAATGCTAAAGTACTAATAAATCGGCTCACTTTCATACCTATATTGTAATTCATTCAGATTTTGTTTTATCTCTTTAATTAAATAGTAGGCTGAAGTAGTAGTTATCCCAAAGTATTGGGCCATGCTTTTAGCTGTGATGTATCCCCTATCAATGTATGCCTCATAGACTATCTTCTGAACCTTATCTGTTATCTCATTCCTGTAGATCTCTATTAGTGCCTTGTTAAAAGAATAGATCCTATCCTCCCTTAGCTTGTAGTATAGATCATCATTATCAATAGGCTCAGTTAATGGGTGCTCAATGGCTGTGATCCTGTCATCCTTGTTACTCTTTGAGCAGGACCATAGCACCTGATACTTGATAGTATTAAGCAGATAGCTCTTAACTTTACCAGGATCCCCTCTATATTAATCACATGAAGGTAGGAGTTATTGATAACAGTATCAGCGTCAATGTAGCTACCCATCTTAGATAGAAAGTAGGCAGTGTATGCCCTTACTTCAGGGTAAGCCCTACTAATGTAGTTGTCTAAGGCTTTTTTCATACCATTGCATAAAGTCCTTTGACCATATTCTCCTCCTCGTAGATGCACAGAAGCACTCTCTCGGTTGTCTACCCTCATACTTCTCTCTAATCTTATAAAGTTTTATGCAGCTATACTTAGAGTACCTTGTGTTATCAGGCATCTTCTCTATTGCATCAATCAGATCTATCTCAGCTTGTTCAAACATTCATCTAGTATATAAGCGAGCAGTGCAGCCTGACAAGCCAGGATAAAATCAAAGGTACAAAATATAGTAAGCCAAAAAGCCACACATTTAATACATCCTAGTGCAGAGTGTATATGTATGGCTAATGGTAACCTTGTGTTATACTTAAATAATTTATCAAAAGTTGCTTGCAGTGGCTCAAAATTAACAAACCACCAAGCTAAAGGTATAAGGGCTAGTAAAGTCATGGCCCAAATATAGTAAATTTAATTAGAATGGCAAATCATCATCTTCTAATGGGAATGGTACAGCTGGTGATGATAGTGCTGGCTTAATGTAAGGCTCTTGAAATGTAGCACTAAAGTACTTTGTACCTGCTTTGCTTTCTTTCAGCCATAGAGCTACCTCCATATCTTTACCGTTTACATTTACCTTCCCTTTGTAGTCGGGATGAGTCTCTGCTGTCTTCTTATCATTTTTGAAGATAGCACCTGTGTTGTTTTTTGTTTCCATTGTATTACTTGTTTTTAGTTAATAAATAGTTAATAGTCACTACCCACCCCCACACCACAGCAGGGGTTAGTAATATTGTTAGTAGGATTATCATAGGATCCTATCACTAGGCCATACTATCTCCTCACCACACACCTCTAGTGTGATAGCTTCAGCATACTCTAGGGCTTTCTTAGCCACATAGTTAGGGCTTATCCCTTGTTGGCTTAGTATTAGTGCCTCCATAGCCACTAGTATAGCCTTCTCGTTAAACTCTTCTCTTTGTATCATAATTGTTTTATTAGTTCATTAAAATAATCTCTACACTGTTCTACCCTCACCTTGATCTGTTCTATCACCTCATCATCACGTTTGATTACAAAGGTCTTGACTCTCTTAGCATCAGGTATATGATTGAAGCTGTGCTGCTTCTGCACCTGGTCTCTTAAGTCCAGGCTCTCCTCTATTAACCCTAACTTGTAGTGAGCACTCTTTACCTCCTGCTCTACTATGGCATGGGGTGTATTGGTTAGGCAGTAGCATAGCAGTGCCTCTTGTTTATTACATAAAAACATATACCCTTGCAGTTGGTAGTAGTAATCTTTGTTAGGGCATTCATCAAGTTTGTCGAACCAGGGGAAAGTAGAGCCACTCCATGAGTTTTTCACATCTAATAGCACCTGATCAGTAACTACATCAGGAGTACCTGTTAGCCACTCATTAGTAAAGTGCTCCTCATTCTTGAAGATAAAGCCCTTATCAATCTGCTCCATTACAAAGCTGAGGCACATATCCTCACATTCGTTGCCCTTGTCAGTGTACTTACTAGTAAACTCTTTTCTGATACCATAAACGTGTGCCAGGGCTAAGCCCTGAATATACGTTTTAGTTGTTTGTGATAGTACCTCCCCTTTAGTCTTAGAAGAGGTCATTATCTTACCTATAGCTGAACATCTAATTTTCATATCATAGGGATTAGCAACAGTGAATTTATCTGCACATCTGTAAGCTCGAAGCTATCCTTTAACTTATCTACAGTAAACTTCCCATCAGCTATAGCCTTAACAGCCTCAGCAAATCTCTTTGCATCTATCTTAGGCTTAGCAGTTGTAGCTATGTGGCCATCATCATCTGTAGCTTGTAAAGTAAGTAAGCTTTGGATAGTGTACCTTCTAAAGTAACTAATCTGACTACCTTGCTTCTGAGCATCTAGGGATAGATCTAAAGCCATACAGCTAGAGATACTAAAGCCAGTGTAGATGCAAACTATCTGAGTACAAACACTACCACCATCTATAGGCTGTAGTAATAACAGATCATGCTGTAATAAGATAGGCTCAACAGTTTCTAATATACTATTGATATCAGCATAAGATTTCTTAAAATGGGGGTTAGTAGCATTCTTATGTACTTTGCCGATTAGTTGTTTTGCCTGGTGAAGGCGAATATAGAAGGGAGCAGGCTGCTGCTCAACCTCCTTAGGCTTTACAGCCCTTGTAGTTGTTTTTTCCATTGGTTAGTTAATTAATTGTTTACAAATTTAAGCAAAAGTTATCATACCACAAAATAAAATCATCAAAAGTTTTAGAGATAATATAGATTCCCCCTGCAGCTTCTATCATTAGTTGGTATTGCTTCTGCACCACTCTGCTTATCCTTACCAATCTTTACTTCTATCTTTACAGATCTCCCATAAATAGTAGCAGAGATATCTGCAGATCCTGGGGTGCCTGTGCCCTTGGTCCATTGCCCTGCAGTCTTAGTGCCATCTGTTCTATAGCTCTGCCTGAATACTCCCATTGTATTGATCCTTTCAGCTTGGTGCTTAGAGAAGTTAAGAAAGTCAGTAATACATCTAGTGAGCCCATTAGCTGTAGCATCTGAGTACTTAGTAAAAGGGATGATGTGCCCTGGTGCTGATGGGTACCTGTAGGACATGTACTTCTCCTCGAGCTCATGTAGTCTCTGTTTGTTTTGTTTGTTCATTAGAATAATTTTTGTTGTGCCATGTGATTATTAATTCTTTGCATTGCCTTATCATAGTATTCCTTATCAAGCTCACAGGCTGTTAAGTTAAATTTGTAATCATGACAGGCTATTGCTATACTTCCTGAGCCTAAGTGAGTATCTAGTATTTTATCTCCTTCCTTTGCGTACTTCTCTAAGATCCATTTGTAAAGGGCAATCGGCTTTTGAGTTGGGTGTATTCTTTCCTCTGGTCTTTGTTTTTGAAATCCGTTCCATAACCAATCAAATTTTCTTAGTCCTTTATTAAAACTTGTATAAGCTAATTCTCCATCGCTAAAATCACTATCTCCATTTTTTTTATCCCAAAAAATCCATCCCATCGAAGGCGGTAAAAAATAAGTCATATAATTTCCACCCCAAACTATTTGATTTTTACTTACTCTAAATAGTTCATCAAAATATTCTTTTGGAGGTATTGATTCATCCCAATCTCTAGTTTTATGTTCTCTTGTTTTTGGTTTTTTCCATTTTTGATTTGCACTAGCTTTTCTATTTTTTAAACTTTCTCCAATTCCATAAGGAGGATCAACTATAGCCAAATCAAAATACTTATCAGGATACCTAGCCATAAGCTGCATGTTATCCTCGTTTGTTATCTGTATCATAACTTAGTTATCTTAAACCATCTACCTACTGCACTTCTACCCTTATCAAAGTGATACCCCTTAAACTTGCAGTACTCATTAACCATCTTTAGATACCTCTGAGCATTTAGATCATGCCACCCTCCTGTGTAAGTTTGGAAGTCCTGAATAGATACGTTATTATAGTGCAGCGTGTCCATTGTAATATTACCCTCTATAGCGTAATCATAGAACTCCTTGTTAGTAGAAGAGATAAACCTTTTGTCATTAGCATTGATAGCTACAGCCTTAACTAAGCCCATTGATAAGAATTTCTGCAGGTTACTGATCATATAGTTGTCAAAGATTAACCAATCCACAACAGTCCAGCTGTCAAACAAAAGCCTACCGTACTCATCTAATGGATTACGTTGAGCATTGAAGTACTGATTAAATTCTATCTCATGCCTTCTCCTATCATGGCTACCACCTGCACCACTTATTACATAGTTGGTAGTTATGACTATCTTAGGGCTCCTTTCAAATGGGATAAAGATTTCATCTTTGTTTTTTCTGTTTACTGTTATCCCTTCTGATATTAAACTAAATAGCTGCTCAAAGTCAAAGTTCTTTTTAACATCATCAAAGGCCAGGATCTGACTATCTAAGTTTACCCTCTGATAAACAAAGTCACTCTTCTGAGGGTTAAATGCTTTACCATCTATCTTTACAATATTTCTAATCTTACCTATGGCAGTTAGTACTAAGCTCTTACCACTCCCTCCGTTAGGATTATCATCTATCTCCTGATCATTAAAAATAATTGACTTCTGATCTGTTTTATCTTTATAGGTATGGAGCAAATAACCTAGGGTAGTCTCTAAGGCATTTATCCTCTGCTCATCATCTGCAGATACTTTGCTTACAAAGCTCTTAAAATCATTTTCAATAGTCTTAGTAGGTTTGTAATCTCTATCAATGATTTGCCTATCCCAAATGTACCCATCTATATCAATGTAAGGCACAATATCTATCTTATCTTTTGTAATCTTAACTACTCCATTTCTGTAAGGTATAAAGCTCACATCTTTAGTATCCTGCAGCATCATTAATCCTATTGGCTCTAGCATAGACAAGTGACCATCTGTAAATAGGTACGGTGACTTACTGCAGTAGTTCCAAACTTCCACTTGCTTCTGCTTCATAAGATAAGCTAAGACAAAATCTTTAACCTGGTCCACTGAGGATAGATTAACTTTGTTCTCTATTACCCTAACAAAAGTAGGTTTCTCTGAACGTTCAGGATAATACTTATTAAATCCATACTTGTACAGAAAATCTCTATACTTCATAGGATCTACACTAACAGCTTTCTTATCACTAATAGCCCAAAATACATCCTCACTATTAGCTACATCTTTTTTTACATCCTTAACCACATCAGGCTTAATGTTTAACTGCTTAGATATATCACCAGGGGAGATACCCTCCTTTAGTTTTGACTTTACCTTTATTATAGTTTCAAAATCTTCAAAGTACTTAGTGCCTTTATCA